ATGATAAAGATTACCCTGCATGGAATTGGGGTAGACCTGCACCAAAGTGGTATATTGAAAGGATTAATAATGAAGATAGACAGCATGCAGTATAGGGGGTATAAGTATGTGCCAAAAAACATACAGCATGATGAAGAAGTATGGAAGATATTCCATGAAATAGAAGATAAACATGGGGAACTTGTAGAAGTGTCGAAAGAGTTTGAGAGATTATCAAGCTATGAGTATGCGACACCCAAACAATTTCAAAAAGAAGTAGATAAAATAATTGCTCGTAAGAAGTAGATAAGTTGCGAGGGTAAACAGAAACTTATCATTCGTTTTGTTCCTTATAAACAGTTTTCCTAGTTTCTGTAAAAAACTAGGATTTATAGGGGATATTAATTTTTTTATAAAGGAGAACTATTATGAGTAAAAAACAAAAGCAGAAACAAACATCAAGGTATCAGGAAGAAGTAGATGAATTTACGGATAGGTTGTATTGTTTATGTCGAGAGTATTGCGAGGTTCATCTTGATGAATTTGTTGTAACTAACAAGATGCTCGACACTTGGGGGAAGAAATTGTGGAATGAATTAAAACAATTTGAAGAAGTATATGCTAGGAGGGAAACATTATGAACAGACTATCTGATAAATTCGTAACGAGCCTTGATTACGAAAAAGCACTAAATAAATTTAACGATATGGATAAAGTTAGAGGTTATCCTGAATCGTATCGTAGATGGGATACAAATTATAGAGTTGCTATCAAAGACGATACTGATGGTGGTGGATACATTAGCTTTTGGCAGTTTTATAGTGGTATGACTTGTAGATACATAAACAATATTTTATACCATGATTTTGATATTAATACAGGGAAGTTTTTAAAGGATAACCCTAAACCCAACCATAGTTTCGGTGAAGATAAAGGGGATTCTTATAATTTTCTTAACGATACATATTATAGTGTTGTTAGGGTATACAAGAATAACCATATCATGGCTAGTACAGGGCATAGTGGTTCGCAAAATGCTATGGGTAGGGGTTTTGTGGCTCATCTTTTGGGAAAAACTTGGAGTGAAGACGATTTATTTTCAATGGAAAGAACTAATCAATATGATTATATTAAATTAGGGAGTAATGCATTTTACTGTTCTAATTTTCAAGGGTTAGCTATTAGAGATGGGTATATAACTAATGCTTACAGACCTAGAATGATGAAAGGCGAGAGAAGTTTCTTTAATATGTCTGATTGTGGGATATATTGTGAGTTGATGAAACCATTCTACGAATGGCTAGTCGGTGTTATATCTACCTGTACTGATGGTGAGATACCTGAATTTGAGCCGATTGGTTGTGACTTTAATAGTTGGGGAACTGCTGATATAAGTGGGTATATTGATTACATAAAAACTAGATTAGCTAATAATAAATGTGATGATACAGATTACCTAAACCTAACTTGTTTTTTATTAAAGTATGCTTATAACACTTATGAGGATCATGGTGCGTTAGCACAGGAAAAAAGAGGGGGAGGTGGAGTAAAGAGATTCCTACCTATGGACGAAATTAGGCATAATGTGGCGAAATTCTTTACCTTGAATGATACTAAAAATCGTGACAAGCTGTATCGTAGCCCTGAATATGGTAAGAGAGCATGGGGTCAAGAGTATCCACAAAAAAGATGGATTTATTTAAACTAACTAGAGGGGAATGACTATGAGTAAAATGAAAGAGATACATATAGATATTGAGAATATCTTTGGGAGTGTGGAGAACTATAACGAGGTTTGTTATGAGTTGGATATTGATAAGCAAGATGATATCTATTATCGACCACATGATGTAAAAGCAATGGTAGAAAGAGGGAGTAACATGAATGGCTAGGTTATCAAATTTGTATAGAAAGCTGAAATATAGTGGAATCTTGCAAAGTGTAATATATTATGTTACAATGGTAGTATTAGTTATGGGGATAATTTTTTCTATGTTTGTGTTGTGGTTTTTAACACGAATGTAGATTTCAACCTCCCTCGTATACGAGGGAACAAACAAGTAAGGAGAACTTAATATGGCTACAAAAACTAAAATTCTTGAGATGTCTGATATCGAGATAATTGATACAGCAATCGCTATGCGTGATGCAGAACTTAATCTTGGCATCAAACCAAAGACAATGACAATTAGAGGGGTAATGGGTAGTGGTAAAACTACAATCCCAAAGAGAATCGCAGATAGACTAGGTCTAAAGTTAGTTGTGGTATCTCTACCTACTCAAGCACTTGGTGATACAGGCAATCCAATCGTCAAAGAGATTGATGGTGTAAAGGTTACTACATTTGCTTGGAATGAATACTTTCAATTCCATAAGGGTGAAGCATTTGTATTATGCCTTGATGAGAAAGACAAGGGTATGTTGGAAGTGCGTAATCAATTTCTTGATGTTATCCAAAAGGGTGAGATAAATGGTGTGCCACTACCTAAAGGCACTATCGTAGTATGTACATCAAACCTTGAGGGCGAGGGAGTTGGAGATACTATTTATGCACATGAGTTAGATAGAGAAATAGCTGTCAAGATGAAAGACCCATCATTAAATAGTTTGCTTGAATATAATTCTGAATTACCAATAGAGCAAAAGTATGACCCATTGGTGTTGGCATGGGCTAAAGAGTACGAGGGAAATGTATTTGAAAACTATCGTAGAAATCCAAATACAGTATGGGGTATTAATCCTAATACACCTACAAAGAAAGGTCTTTCAATGCGTGGGTTACATCAAGCATCTGACATCTTTAAGATCAGAGATAAATTACCTAGCACAAATGCTTTCGAGTGTTTGATTACAGGTCTGATCGGTGATGTTGCAGGGTTGAGTCTGTTGGACTTCCAAAAGCATGAGGATAAACTTGTACCTATTGATGATATAAAGAATAATCCTGAAAAGGCTAGGATATCTGAAGATGCGATTGGTAAGTTATTGACTATGTTTAACTTATCACAGATGGTTGAGGATAAAGAATCTTTAGCTACATTCAGTAAGTATATTGGTAGGTATGAGGAGAGGGAGTTTAAAACTCTATTTACTAAAACTTTAACTAGAAACAAATCTTTACATAAACATCTATTTTCTTGCAAACCTTACATGGCTATCGTTAAGGAATGTGGTAAGGGTGCAGTTGGTCTTGGTGAGAATATAGATTTAGTATAAAGGGGGATATATGGAACAGAGGAGAGCAGAGGATATTATATCCACACTCAATTCGCAGATAAGTGATAACCCTACATTCTGTAGGTTAATGCGAGTTATGGTACAGACACCCTTCACAGTCTTGCGTGAGGGTGATAAAAAGTACGAGCAGATTCGCACAGGTGCTACTGATGGTAAGATGGTGTACTACAACATTGATTTCTTCAAGAAATTAAGTGTATCTGAACAGAGGTTTCTTATCTGTCACGAAACAATGCACAATGCTTTAATGCACATGGTGTTTTATCTTGATTATTTTAAGAAAAGCCCAATGCTTACTAATGTAGCTATGGATATGGTGGTTAATAATATTCTTATAAAGTGGAATAAGTTACATCTGAAGTATTGTAAACTGAATGGTTTACCTCAAGAAGATTTCATCACACTTATCGAGGGTGGTTGTTACGACCCAAAGTATGACAATTGGAGTTTTGCCCAAGTCTTTGATGACTTATATAAAGAGGGTGAAGAGGATAAGGATAAACAAGATGGTGATGGTGATGGTGATGGTCAAGGTAATGGTCAGGGTAAGCCACTTGATGACCACCTTTGGGAAGAGGCTAAAGAAATCTTTGACAACCCTGAAAAAGCAGAGAAGATGGCAGAAGAAATGCGTCAGGCACTTCGATCAGGTGAAGCCCTTGCAGGTGTCAGGTCAGGTCTGAAAGATGGTGACTTGGAAAAACTATTTGAAGTTAAGACTGATTGGATAGAAGTCTTGCGTAACTTTATTGTCAGTAGTTGTTCAGGGTATGGTGAGGTTACAAGACAAAGACCTAATCGTAGATCGCTAGGCAACGAGATACTCATGCCAAGTATTCAGAGTAAATCTGTTGGTGATGTTGTTATTGGCTATGATGCGTCAGGCTCTGTGCTATGTGATAAAGAACTTGCTACACGATTTGCGTCAGAGATAAAAAAGATTTGTGAGCAAGTCAAACCAAAATCACTTCGAGTGTTGTATTGGGATACTAATGTTGAGAAAGTTGAGTTTTATAAACACAACAAACTTTCTCGCTTTGAGGTCGAGGGGAGACCGAGAGGTGGTGGTGGTACTTCACCTGATTGTGTTCCTAAATACTTGAAAGAAAACAATATCCGACCACAGGTAGTTATCATGCTGACTGATGGTTGGGTTGATGGTTGGGGTGATTGGAGTAAAGTTAATGCACCTTTACTGTGGTGTATTAAGGGGAGTGATGACACCCCTGATGTTGGAAAAACAGTTGCGATTTAATTTAATTTAAAAAGGAGAACTTAATATGGCTACAACTAAAATAAAAAGTGGTAATCTTGTGCATTTGTTAAGAATCGCATTTGATGAAGTAAATAAGAAGTTTAAGGATAAGAAAGTTGAGTTTCAAGTGAGGTGTGCTTACAATCGTAAGCCCATGCAAATGGAAGAGTTTACCAAAAAACAAAATGAGTTTTGGTTAAATGTTGCTGAACATGGTCGTGACCCAAGTGTAAAGCTAGATGTAGTTAGAAAAGAAGCGATACATAACAAACCTAATCTACACGCATTTCCTGTAGGGTTTAATTTTGAGAAAGATTATTTACCCCTCAAGGTTGAGAATATTTTAAATACGAAAGATTATGATGAAGAGATTTTTGATATTCTTGAGATAAAAGAGAGGTATGCTAAAAGTCCTGATTCTAGTACCTATTACCTAAAGACTAATTTTACTGATATCTTTAGAAGTTGTGAGGTAATGTTTCTTGTAGATAAAACTTTAGTTGGTTCAGTAGCAGTTAGTGTTTCTTATAGAGGTGGATTTGGTGAAAGGTTTGAACTTTATTTTAAAGATAGTAAAGGGTATACGAGAGGTTCTACTGTAGTACCTAAAACTATCAGAAGGTTTATCCAAACACATATGTACGCATCTGAAAGAACAGAAGAAATGTTTTTTGAACAGAAGTTAAAACAATTAGAGAGTAGGTATCACGATAATCGTAGTTATAATGATGAGGGTACAAAGGCAAGAACTTTTAGAGATATTAAACATGATATACAAAGCCTTGTATCAAAATACAATTTTAAAACAGATGAAGATAACTATAACAACTTTGGTAATACATTAAATAATATAATTAATATGAAAGAGGGTGGTGAATACCATTCGGATTTACTTCTTTTTTCAGAAGCATATCAAGAGTTGCTAGACGAATATAACTATCTAGATTATTTCATAGATAAAAATACCCCTAACTCACGAAAGAATATTAAGTTTATTAACTATGTTAATAATAAGTATTCGATTGTTTCAGGTACAGATAGTGGTGCGTATGTTAGGGATTATTATGATTCACCTGAAGATTTTCCTGAAGAAATAAGAGATAAGTATGCACTATTGTCTACAAGTGACGAGGATATTTTTTATGTTGGGTTTATATTAGGTGATTGTTACGCAGTTACCCTTGATCGAAAAGAAGGAGAATAAATATGTTAACAGAAACAGCAAAAGAATCTTTGGAGTTGATTGATAAAGATATTATTAGGTGGACTAATAAAAAACTTCTTAATGAATGGGAGACTATAGATTCAGATTTTCTATATGATAGATTACTAGAGGCGAGAATTATTGTAGAAGCTAGTAAACGAGGTATATTTTTGAGGAGATAGTATGCACAAACATATCAGACAAAATTTAGATGGAGTAAATATTTATATAGATTCCAATGTTAAAAATTGTTGTGAAGATTGTGGGTATAGTGGGTATGTCTACGGAGAGTATGGCGAAAGTCAGGTACTCATTGATGAATCAGAAGTTGTTTGCCCAAAATGCTATTCAAAACAATATTATTGTTGTTAAAGGAGATGAAATGAACACAAAAGAAATAATAGATAGTTTGGAGTCAATCCAAAACAATTTACGAGAACAAAAAGAAAGTTTATTAAAACTTAAAGAAGTTTGTACTGATGTAGTAGCACCTACTGAAGATGTAGTTGGTCAGGAAGTACCCTATGAGATCATAGAAACTGAAGATGACCACCATTATTTTTTAGAAGTGTATGCAAAATTACCGAATGGTAAAAAAGCATATCAGAGTGCTATTCGTATTGAAAAGAAAATCTTCAAGTGACACCTGAAAAGAAAGTAAAGAATAAAGTTGTTGCCATTCTAAAAAAGTTTGGTGCATATTATTTTTATCCTGTGATGAGTGGGTATGGTATGTCAGGTGTACCTGACATAATAGTGTGTTATAAATCTCGATTTGTAGCCATTGAGGTCAAAGCAACACCTAAAAACAAACCCACTCCATTACAACAAAGAAATATAGATACAATAAATTCTAATGGGGGTATTGCAATAGTAGTGCATTGTGATAATATAGAAAGTGTAACAAAAACTTTGGAGGGTTTATGAGATCGTTTATGATTGGGTTTTCAGTATCAGTTATTTTTATAACGATAGTGTTGCCTTTAATACTTCTAATTCTAAATATATTAGAGGTGGGATAATGGGGGGAGTAGATGTATTAATCGCCAAGATTAGTTTTTCTAAAATCGAAAGAATCGCTAAAGAAATTTTAGGAGATGATAAACTTTCTTTGAGTGAACAAGAATTTTTATTTTCAAAAATGCAAGACAGAGTTAAAGATGCAGAAGGAAAATTTATAGCTGATGTCCATTACTATTCTGAACTTTTGAAATGCGAAAGGAGAGTAAAAGAAAGGAGACTAGGTGGTTCTTGATAAAAGAATAGATAAGTACATAAGAGTATTTGAGGGTGATGATGTCAAATATATTTTTATTTTAGATGAATCGAAATCAATGGATATGGGGGAGGATATATGGTCAGCATTTGCTGGGAAAACTTACAGGACAGAGGATATAAGAAAATGGGCGAAGAAAAATGGGCTTCTAATGCAGATAGCTTTGAGAGCAAAACCGTCAGAGAAGAATACGAAAGGATATTGGGAGTCTTAAATGTCGAGATTACACCACCCCCATGCGAAACCCATAATTGTAGATATAAGCCAAGATGTAAGAATGAATTACTTGCGTGTAAATCTTTTTTAAATTTTTTAACTACGGGTAATAATTTAGCATCGCCATCTCTACCAACAAGGCAAATCTATCGAAAAGGTTTTTATGAATCGCCTTATAATGGCTCTAACAGAACAACACCTGACAATTTATCCCTCGTTAAGTTTGGAGATATTGCCAAAAAAATTAGTGAATTTAATTATGATATAAATTCTGAAGAAGCAGAACTACAAGGAAAAGAATTTTTTAATTTATATAAACCACTTGAAGATGCAGGGGTAAAGAACCCATTACTATATTTAGCAAAAGAAAAAAATTGGGAGATAGGGTTTGTTTATAAGGGAGTAAAGAGATGGCTCACCATAACTTACAATGCTGATAAAAGAAAACTAGATAAACTCATAGAGCAACTAAAAGAAAAAAGTGTGAATTTGTTTTCAGGAAATGCACTTGCTTATAATTCAAGACAGCAAGGTGAAGCAAGAATGAGAAAAAAGATTCTACAAGTAGAGTATAGGAAAACATCAAGTAAATTATTATCGCAGTTTAAAAAAGGTAGAACTTTATTAGAGAAAGAAGAGAAAAGAAAAGCAAAGGGGAACTATTGAAGTTATTAACTATTGATTTTGAAACTTACTATGACAGACAATTTTCGTTGTCTAAAATAACAACAGAAGAATATATAAGAAGTGATGAGTTTGAGACTATTGGTGTAGCAGTCAAAGAAGATGGTGGAGAAACAAAATGGTATACAGGAACTCACCAAGAAATAAAAAAAGCCTTAAAGCAATATGATTGGGAAAATTCAGGTTGTTTGGCTCATAACGCAATGTTTGATTCTGCCATACTCACATGGTTGTTTGGCATAAAACCAAAGATGTGGTTCGATACTATGAGTATGGGTAGAGCATTGATTGGCTCATTCCATTCTGTATCCCTTGCGAATATGTCAAAGTACTACGAGGTTGGTGAGAAAGGCACAGAAGTTTTAAATGCGTTAGGTAAAAGAAGATTAGACTTTACAGAAGAAGAACTAGAAAGATATGCACAGTATTGCATTAATGATGTTGAGTTAACTTATACTTTATTTTGTAAGATAGTCAAAGGATTCCCACATTCAGAATTACGGCTCATAGACCTAACAATAAAAATGTTTAGTGAGCCAATACTAGAAGTAGATAGTCAATTATTAAAAGAAGAATTAAAAACTATAGAAGAAAAGAAACAATCCTTACTAAATCAATCAGGTATGGATTCAAAAACCCTTGCTAGTAATAAACAATTTGCAGAGTTTCTAGAATCTAGAGGTGTTAAAGTACCAATTAAAATAAGTCCAAGAACAGGTAAGGAAACATTTGCTTTAGCAAAGTCTGACGAGGGCTTTAAAGAACTATTAAACCACGAAGATGAAGAAATACAAATAGTCGCAAGTGCAAGAAAAAATATAAAAAGCACAATCAATCAAACAAGAATAGAAAGATTTTTAGGTATAGCAGAGAGAGGTTCGCTACCTGTACCCCTGCGTTATTACGCCGCCCACACAGGTAGATGGGGTGGGTCTGATAAAATCAATCTACAAAACCTACCAAAAAATAAAATACGAGAAGGTATTACTGTTCCATCAGGATACACACTTATAGATGCAGATTCCTCGCAAATTGAAGCAAGAGTTTTGTGTTGGTTTGCAGGTCAAGAAGATATGCTAGAAGCATTTAGAACAGGTCAAGACAACTACAAAATCATGGCAAGTAAAATCTATAATAAAGCAGTTGAAGATGTAACACCTGCCGAGAGATTTATTGGTAAGACTTGCGTGTTAGGTTGTGGGTATCAGATGAGTTATTCTAAATTCAGAGGTACGATTAAAAATGCAGGGGTAGACATGACAGAAGAAGAATGTAAAAAGATTGTCTATGCTTATCGAGATTCTGCCAATCATATAGCAAGGTTATGGTACGAGGGTCAAGAATTACTAAAAAGTTTATGTCGAGGGCAAGTATCTGCCTTTGGTAAAGAGGGAATTGCTGTTGCTTTTCCTGATTCAATTCAATTACCAAACAATATGTTTATACACTATAAAAATCTACAATCACATATAGTTGATGGTAGAAATGAAATAACCTATCGAGGAAGAGGTGGGGAGGCTAAATATATTTATGGTGGGAAACTAACAGAGAATGTAGTACAAGGATTAGCAAGAATTTTAATAGCAGATCAAATGTTGTTAATAGCCAAAAAGTACAAAGTTGTATTTACTGTGCATGATGCTGTTGCTTGTGTTGTACCTGTCGAAGAAACAGAAAGAGCAATGGAGTATGTTAAGAAATGTATGAGTTTTGTACCAGCTTGGGCAAAAGGGCTACCCCTAACTTGTGAGGTAGGTTGTGGGAAAAGTTATGGGGGGATATCAAAATGAGTGATCTATCTTATCTAGCAGGTTTGTTTGATGGTGAGGGGAGTGTGAGGTATAAGTGTATGCCACGCACAAGACACGATAGACCGAAAAAGCCAATCTACAATACATGGGAGATTAGGTTAGAAATAGCCATGACAGACAAAAAGATAATTGATTGGGTTCATAAGTTAGTGGGAGTTGGAACTGCAAACCCACGAAAAGTCAAAAAAGGTATGAAGCCACAATGGAGATGGATATGCAGATACAGAGATGCGTTACGGGTATGTAAATTACTTTCTCCATACTTAAAAATAAAGAACGGCGAAGTAGAAAAAATTATTAACCATTATAAAAGGAGAGGTAAATGAGTTGGAAGAAAAACAAAATAGAAAAGGAGGAAGTTGATGCTAGTAATAAGCCGATGGACATGGAGAAAGATGTACAAGAAGATATGGTTAACCACCCTCCGCACTATAAGGTGGGTGGTATCGAGACCCTTGATTTTATTAGGGCTAAACTTAATTCTGATGGGTATGTTGGTTATTGTGTTGGGAATGTTTTGAAGTATCTATCAAGAGCTGGGCATAAAGACAGACAGAAAGTACAAGAAGATTTAAAGAAAGCTGAATTTTATCTAAAGGAAGCTATTTTGATTGGCGAGAAAGATGACGGATAAAATAAAAGTATTACCAACAGTAAAGAAAAAAGAAGTATCAGGTGTAGAAAAACTTCTAGAAGATTTCAAACAACAAATTAAAAATAAAGAGGGTATGTCGAATTGTATTATAATTAGTTTTGGTGCAGATGGAACTAACCCGTTAATCAGTTATGGACTTACAAAAGACCTACCTTTGTTTGAAGCTATAGGAGTGTTAGAGTATATGAAACAAGAATTAACTCTTGGTGGTGAGGGGTAATTTATGTATACTCTCTATTACTGTGTAGATAGCGCAAAGAGGTACAACATATGAGTTTAGCTTGGTCATATTCTAGTTTAAGTCTTTTTCAGCAATGTCCGAAGAAATACTACCACCTAAAAGTAGCAAAGGATATTAAAGAAAAACAAACACAAGCACTTATCTATGGGAATGAAGTACATAAAGCCGCTGAAGAATATGTGGCGAATGATGTAGAACTTCCTGAACAATATCAGATATTTGCAAAACCCATACATAAAATTAAAAATATGAAGGGGGAAAAACATTGTGAATTAAGGCTGGGTATGACCAAAGACTTTAAACCATGTGGTTTTTTAGCTGATGATGTATGGTGGAGAGGTATCATTGACCTCTTGATTGTTGATGGCGATAAGGGTAAGATAATAGACTACAAGACAGGGAAAAATAGTAAATACGCAGACACTAAACAACTCGACTTATTTACAGTAGCGGCTTTTACTCACTTTCCCCATCTTACTTCTATAAAGGCAGGGTTGCTATATTTAGTGACCAACGATTTTATCACAAAATCTTACGAAAAGGGAGATGTTATCGGTATAATGTCAAACTTTTGTAAAGAAGTAGATATCATGGACACCTGCTATAAAGAAGATGTTTGGAACGCAAAACCAAATTTTACTTGTTACAAGTTTTGCCCTGTGCTACATTGCCCACATAATGGTAAAGGATAATTATGGCTACAAAAAAGAAAAAACGTAATTATAAAAAAGAATATCAACAGCAGAAAAAAAGAATTGCTAAAAATAAAGGTGTACATAAAGCAAGAATGGAAAGACAGCGGGCAAGAAGAAAGCTAGATAAAAAGGGTGTCAATAGAAAAGGTAAAGATATTGCACACAAGAAAGCATTAAGTAAAGGGGGGTCAAATAAAGATGGATATAAATTAGAAAAACCTAGTAAGAATAGGTCATTTAGAAGAAATAAGGACAAGTCTGTAGCATAGATGCAAGTAGTTAAAGATAGGGGGTTACTAGCTAGAGTGTATAACCCCGAACGCATAACAGACACTATTTCAAAAAGTAAAATAATTAAAAAACAGGGGGATATTTACGAAGTGTTAATACATTGGGATTTGGAGAACGCACAAAAATTAGCAGGTATAGGTTTAAAGAATGTTATCTCTACTATTGATAGGGATTATGAATATACGGGAATGCATAAACCTTTTGACCATCAGAAAAAGACTGCATCATTTTTAACATTATATAAAAAAGCATTTTGTTTTAACGAGCAAGGCACAGGTAAAACTATGTCAGTAATTTGGGCATGTGACTATTTAATGAAAATGAAACAGATAAAAAGAGTATTAATAGTTTGCCCTTTATCTATTATGCAATCGGCATGGCAAAACGATATTATGAAAACTACGATCCATAGAACCTGTGATATTGCCTATGGCACGGTCGATAAAAGGAAGAAAATATTAGAACAAGGCGCTGAATTTACTATTATAAATTTTGATGGTGTAGAAATATTAGAGAATTATATAAAATACGAGGGAGGGTTTGATTTAATTATAATTGACGAAGCTAACGCATATAAAAATCCACAAACAAAAAGATGGAAGGCAATGAATAAAATTATACAAGCGAATCCTCATATGAGATTATGGATGTTAACAGGTACACCGGCGGCTCAATCACCTGTAGATGCTTATGGCTTGGCAAAATTAGTTAATCCAAATAAAGTACCTAGATTTTTAGGCGCATGGAAAGATAAAGTTATGTTGAAAGTATCTCAATTTACTTGGATACCTAAATCTAATTCTAGTGAGCAGGTGCATAGGGTGTTACAACCTGCGATACGATTCACAAAAGAAGAATGTATGGACTTACCTGATATAACCTTTCAAACTAGAAAAGTACCACTTACAAAACAACAACAAAAATATTATAACGATATAAGAAATAGAATGTATATCGAAGCCGCTGATGAAGATATATCGGCTGTAAATGCCGCCGCTTTAATGCAAAAACTACTTCAGATAAGCTGTGGTGCGGTCTACTCGGATAGTAAAGAAACCGTACGATTTGATGCTAAAGATAGGTTAAAAGTTATAAAAGAAATTATTGATGAAACTTCAAATAAAGCACTTATATTTGTGCCTTTTAGAAATGCGATAGAAATGGTTAGTGAGTTTTTAAATAAGAAAAAAATTAATAATGCAATTATAAACGGTGCAGTTTCTGCAACAAAAAGAGCCGATATATTTAATAAGTTTCAAACAGAAGATGACCTAAAAGTATTAATTATCCAACCCCAATCAGCATCGCATGGAGTTACTTTAACTAGAGCAGATACGGTAGTTTGGTTTGGACCAACAACAAGTTTAGAAACATATATCCAAGCTAATGCTAGGGTACATAGGGCAGGACAAGTTAATAAAACCACAATCATAAACATAGAAGGGAGCGCCATAGAAAAAAGAATATATACTCTATTAAAAAATAAAGAGAATATACATAATCAAATGATTGATTTATATAAACAAGAAATTAGTTAAAAATACTTGCACATTACACATTAAAAGTGTATAGTTAAGTTTTGGGGATACAACAAAAAGGAGAACACTATGTCAGAAGAAAAGATTGACTTGGATAAGTTAGTCAAGATTTACATTACTATAAGAGATAAGAAAGAAAATCTTACTAGTAGCTATAAAGAAGAAGTAGCTAAACTAGAAGAAAAAATGGATGTTATAAAAAGTAAGCTAGATGATGTATTTGAATCAGGTCACATGGATTCGATTAGCACTAAATCAGGTACAGCTTATCGTAAAGTGGAAACTACATATACTATTAGTGATTGGGAGGGATTATATGAGTTCATAGAAGATAATAAACTACCGCAAGTTTTACAAAAAAGGTTAAATCAAGGGGTACTAAAAGAGTGGTTAGAAAGTAATCCTACAATAGTACCAAGAGGTTTAAATTCGTTTTCAAAACATAAAATAACCGTGAGGAGAAAGTCATAATGAGTGATATGATTCCATTCAAAGATGGTAAACCTTCAAGTTTACCTAGTTATATTAAAGAAGCATCTATAGATTCTACCAATGCTTTAGTTGGTGGAGAAGCAAGTTCGTTTAAAAGAATATCTATTAAAGGTAATGTATTTCGCCTAATAGATGGTGGAGAAGAAGTTGCTACTAATGATGAAAGAGCAATGAATGTTGTTATTGTCGATGTAGCAGATAACACTAGTAGATTATACTATTCAGGTTCTTATAAAGAGGGAGAGAATAGTGGACCAACTTGTTGGTCATCTGATGGGGTATCACCTGATGATTCAGTTGAAGAACCACAATCAGTCGCCTGTGCGTCATGTCCTAATAATATTTCATCTAAAGATAAAGGTGCGGCTTGTAGATACCAACATAAGATAGCAGTTGTATTTGGCGATGATTTAGAAGGTAACGTTTATGCTATGAATATACCTGCTAAATCTTTATTTGGAAAGGCACAAGGCTCATCTAAAATGGGAATGCCACTAAAAGCATATGCTAAATATTTATCTAATGCCAAATTACCTATTGAAGCAGTAGTAACAGAGATGCGTTTCGATTCTAATTCACCTGTACCAAAACTACTATTTAAAGCCGTTGGATTAGTGCCTGAAGATAACTTTGGTATAGTTTTAAGAAGAAAACAAGAAACAGAAACTAAAAAAGCAGTGGGTAAAATGGGTAGCGATGAAAAAAAGAGCGCACCTGAACCTGTTAAAGTTAGTAAACCTAAAGTAGATAGTAAAGACCAAAAGCTAGATGATATTCTAGACGAATTTGATAACTAATTAATTAAAGGGGGGTTTATCCCCCCACTACTTTAGGAGGTAATATGGCGCTATATTTGAAAACGCAACAGCGGATTGATTCTATCTTAAATGATAAAGATAAATTAAGTTTAGGGGAAACACTCTATGACTTTCTTATTTTTATAAAAAATAATGGTCTGCAAATAAATTCTGTAGCTGAAGAATTAGGATTAACAAAAAAGACTATTTATAATTGGATAGAATGTAGAAGTAACCCAACAAAAAATACGATATCTAATATACAAAATTGGTTAGCTAGTAAACAGGAGCGCTAATCATGGATATAAAACAGTATTTCACCGAGGTACTGCCGGAGGAGAAAGAGGGTTGCTACTATTGTATATTAAGATTTCATGGTAAGTTTCCACAATCAACTTTATTTGTACAGACAAAACAAGATTTATATAAAGAAGTAAATAACTGGCAAAATTCAACCCGTAAATTTACAAGAGAGTCTGAAATATTTGTATGTCTAGCTAATTTAGATGATAGTAAAAATCGTAATCAAGATACGGCGGTTTCACTTAAAACACTATTTATTGATATAGATTGTAAGGGTTTAAAATCTGCAAAAGAAGATAAGGATTTTCATTACAACTCACAAGAAGAAGCTATAAAAGCAATTGATGTATTTGTAAATACCATGAACCTACCTATGCCTACGATTATTAGTAGTGGGTATGGACTGCACGTCTATTGGGTTTTAGATAAATCAATCCCATCGACAGAATGGAAAGTATTAGCAAATAAATTAAAGCAAGCTACGGTACGGCATGAGTTACATAATGATAGAGGATTAATAGCTAACTCAGCTAATATTTTACGACCACTTGGGACATATAATTATAAAGACCCTGACAATCCAACACTTGTAAAACTGTTAAGAAAAGGAGTTATTACATCTCCGGAACATATGGAAAAATCATTAAGCCATTCTAAAGATGATTTATTTTCAGCAGTTAGAAGTAGCATAGGTATGGCGGCTACAAATGCTCTAGCTGATGGGGGGTATAATTTTGATTTTTCTTTTGACAAGATAGTGCGTAAAGGGAGTACCAACCCAAAAGAGGGGTGCGCTCATATACAATATATGATTAACCATCCTGATAAGATAAAAGAACCATACTGGAGAGCGGGTATAAGTATAGCGGCTAGATGCGTAGAGGGTTTCGATGCTGTGCATTTTTTATCTAAAGGTTATAAAGACTACAGTAAAGATGAAGCATTTACTAAAATGGAAAACTTTTTAAAGTCAGACACTTTCGCATATAAATGCTCTACCATACATGATGTAGCACCTACAGAAGCCGCTAAGTTTTGTAAGGATTGTAAGAACAGACCTAAAGTTAGATCACCAATATTTATAGGTAAGATAGCACCAAGTATAGAAATACAAGATGAAAATGTTACCGAAGAAAATGCTGAAACAAAAGAAGTAGTAACTTACAAAATACCAAACAATGAGGAGTTACCGGCAGGGTATATAAAAGGAAGAAATAATTCTATTTTAAAGCAAGGGTTAGATGAAGATGACGACCCTGCTGTAGTTTACCCCCACCCGTTATATGCTGTAAAAAGATTAGACGACCCAGGTGAAGGGCAAAGTTTATGGATGCGACTTCACACAAAAATGGATGGTATAAATGAGTTTATGCTTCCGTATACTACTGTGGTCAGTACAGAAGAATGTAAAAAAACTTTAGCTGCAAGGGGTATTATAGCCGCACAACCTATTCTACAAAGACAGATACAACAATACATAGTCGATTATGCAAACATGCTACGAGAAAAACAAAAACTAGAACAGTTGCATGTACAGTTTGGTTGGAAAGAGGACTACCAAAAATTTGTTGTAGGAGTAAAAGAGTTTGATGGTGAGGATATACACTACACTCCCCCCGCAAGTACAATGAATAACTTACTAGAATATTTCGATAAGAAAGGCAGTTTAGAAGAATGGAAAGATGTATTTAATCTTTATAATAAACCAGAAAATGAACCACAAGCATTTAGTCTAATGAGTGCGTTTGGTGCGCCTTTGTTAGAATTTACCGACACCAAGGGAGTTATACTACATTTAACAAGTGCCGATTCAGGTGCAGGTAAGTCTACCATTCAAAGATTTATTAATAGTTTGTATGGCAATCCTGATATGGGGTTAGTACATCACGATACTAAATTATCTTCGTTTCATACTTTTGGTGTGTTACGCAATCTACCTTTTTGTATTGACGAAGTAACTGACATGAAACCCGAAGCGGTCTCCGACCTCGCATATGCGATTACACATGGTCGAGCAAGAAATAGAATGAGTTCATCAGCTAATAAATTAAGAGAGAATAAATTTACTTGGAAATCTATTTTAGTTACTACAGGTAACTCATCTTTCTATGATAAATTAGCCGAGCATACAGAGTTTTCTGATGGTGAGATGATGAGAGTTTTTGAGATTAGAATACCTTCGGGATCGTCAAAAGAACAGCAAGACGATAGATATAATAATATAAATAAAAACTATGGGTATGCAGGGGAAGTATACATACAAGAAGTTATAAAAAATATAGATAAGCTAAAACAAAGAATAATGAAGAAGAAAGAACAGATAAGAAAAGATTTTGGTTTATATAGTAAAGAAAGATTTTGGACAGATTTAATAGCAGTAAATTTAGTTGGTGGGGAGTTTGCAAAAGAGATAGGTTTACATAACTATAATATTGATAAAATTTATAATTGGTTACGAAATAATATAAATGTAATTAGAAAGAAAACTGAAATAACTAGAAATGAATTATTAAGTTTTATAGGTATATTTATGAATGAGCATGAAGGTAATCAATTGGTTGTAAGAGTGCAAGAAAAAAATGGCTTGGTCGGAGGTGTTATAAAAGAGCCTAGAGGTAAATTACTTATCAGGATAGAAGAAGATGTAGATAGAGTATATTTCCCTGCGTCTACATTTAGAAAATGGTGTTCAGAAAAACGAGTACCCTATTCAGATGTTATGTTAGAAGTAGAAAAAACAGGGGTACTTCTTGGCACAAAAAAGAAAAGATTAGGTAGCGGACACGCAGGTAGTTCAACTGCACCTTCTGTAATGTGCCACGAATTTGATGCGGCATTATTAACGCTGGACAATAACTAATAATTGTAGTAAAAATATATATTATGAATCCCCTAAATCGTCCTAGCCCACTTCTCATTAAGTTCTCCAATGCTAGGAGCTGGAACCGTAACCAGCACTTCTTATGAATAGGATATCTGAAGTGAAATTACATACATATAATGTATTAAAAGACATGGAAGTTGAAGCAAGAGATTTGCGTGATAAATTAAAAGAGTTACAACAAGTAAAAGCGGATAAGGCTCAATCTCTTAGAGAGCAGAGTTTAAAAAGAGCTATATCTGAAGATAGGATTGATGTAGAAGTTTAAATATTTTCGCTCTTACCAAACGGACCGTAATCTGATAGTCTTTCTTCGGTAAATCTCAGCATATTTGGGTCTAACCTCATACCACCTAGACCGTACTGTGCGTTAAGAAACTCATTTCTTTGTGTCATTTTTCTAGACTTTTTAAGAGAGCTAAATTTTATTCTAGCCATTGGATACTCTTTACTAAACTCTTGTATTTCACCCAATATTTCTTCCATCTGTTCATTATCCCTTGCTATGGAAGCCGCTGTATATGCAGTGATTAATTTTAATCTTTTATTGAAAACCGCATCACTTAATACTTTTCTAGCATTATTTAACTCATACTGCCTAGCTACTTCTTGAGGAGTAAAACCTACTAACTGCATAAAGGCTTCAAATTTAGAAACTTCATCAACAATAGGCAATCCTTTTCTAGTAGTAGCAGTGCCTTCTTCTACGTACCTAACCGCTTTCATTGTATTCTTTAAAAATAAAGGTGTTGCGGTTTCAAGTCCTCTAGCAAAATCTCCTTCAAGCATCATATTAGCCCCTCGACTTAGATTTGTAGTCAATCCTATTAGGGGTCCTCCGAACATAGTAAACATATTATATACAAAATCTTCATTTTGCCCGTAAGGTACTCTGACTGGAGCTTGACCATAACCAATTCTATCTGAAAGCGCAATATCTGTTATATACTGTAAAGCACCGCCATAGAATAATTCCCCTGTATTTCTTCGTATAAATTCTGCACCATCAACGGGCTCATCATCTCCAATCCCTAATAATGCTTCTAGCATAAACTCTAACGCAAAATACATGGGGATACCTTTTAAACCCGCTGCAACAAAAGCATAACCTAACATAGAAAATAACTGTTTCTTTGCTTCCTGTTTAGTTTCTTCAGAAATATTAGGGTTATTCTTTACCCAATCTTTATACGCAGTATAATAGTTATAGTACATAAATAAAGGAAACTTTTTAAACATCAAAGCTGATTTCGCAATTATATTTGGGCTTTTAAATGCAAGACCTGCATTATTATAAGAGTAATCTCCATGTGCTTGGTCTGTAATATGCGTTGCATATTCAAAGGCATCTTTATATTTTTTACCTTTTTCTAAAGCTGATGGGTCTTTTTTAGCAAGTCTATAAGCAGCTAGGAATGTAACTTCTCTGTTAAGTTGTTCCGCTTTTGGAAAAGCGCCAAATAAGAAATCCATAACTTTTCCAGCTTTACTTTGCCCTATTGCAAATTCTGTTTTAGATTTAGTAAATGGAGCATCTCCTTCAGGCATTGTACCTATAGTGCTACCTACTTGACCTAATTCTGATATTGTTCTATCTAGTATAGCTTTAGCCATTGCTTTTTCTTCTTCTTTATTCCCCAGATTAGGCACTGCTACAGTATATTTTCTATTATCTAATTTTTCATTACCAGTTTTACCGAACAATTCTGCATGGGTATAAACTCTTTTTGGTCTCTTTTTTGTTAGTCCTCTTTTAAAAGATTGTTTTGATACATCAGATAATGCTTTTCCTATTTCAGAGAAAACTTTACTTTGACTAAATTTACCAACCATATGCGCTGATGCATGAATTGGTGTATGTAATACGTTAACAATAGCCGCTGCTGGAGTAGCAAGATACCAAAAGAATCCTAGTTTACCTGCCATTGTTGATGGATTAAGTTTTTGTCTACCCCAAATAGGTATATCAAATTCGTAGGTTTTACCCACATCAGGATTTTTAATTAAGGCATACTGTTTAGCCATATTAGTATATAAATCTCTATCGCTTGTGCCTTGCGTTTCTTTTTCTACATTAGTTAATTCTTTTTGTATAAGGCTATCGTATTCTGCATTGGCTTGTTGCCTAGCCATAGCAAGTGCTTTTGTATTAAACATATCTACAAAATCTGTATCCTGAAAGCCTAGTTTTTTAAATCCTAATATATTCTGTCTACCTTTCATCATTGAACGAAGCATAGATTGTTCTGGTAGAGAGTTTAAATACATTTGTGTTATATCATCTACTATTCTGTTTTTAGCTTGCGGGTTATCTTTTGCCCCTTTTCTAACTATATCTAGTAATTTACCTAGAGTAGACTGATTATTTATAGACCCACTAATTTTATCTAAAGACTTTTCGGCATTTTTACTATTAGTAAAGTCATACTCGTCTATCTCACTTATTTTTAAATCAGGTCTTCTTCTTTTTATAGCTTCTATTTGTACTTTAGCAGCGCTTCTTTCAGCATCAGTTCTAAATGCCATTTTAACTGGGTCTTGCCCTTCACCTATATCCCACTTTAACCAATAGTCTCCAGACCTTTGGAATGGGAAATAAAAATTCATTTTTTTATTCTCTGAGAATAATGTTTCTAATTTATCTGTAGCCTCTTTTTTAGCAGCTTCTGTTAGTTCTGAATCTTGTACTTTTTTAATGAGAGCTTCTTTTAGTAGCGTGTAATTATTATCAAAATGGTTTTTGATATCTTTATAGATGGTCTTTGCTTCTTCATCTAATCTGTTATATTCTGCTCTCTTTTTTGTATATTCTTTTTGTTGTTCGGCGTTGGTATATCCAGGGTCTGGATTACTTGCATCCACATCATAATAGCTAGATTCTAAAATTAAGTCTATAAATTTATCGCTTTTGGTTGGGTTTGTTTGTAGGTAGGATTGTATTCTATCAGTAAGTACCTGCACTTCGTTAAGGTATCTATTAAATGTTTTACTTCTCTCATTTATTAAATCTGCGGCATTTTTTATACTATTGTATTTTTCTCCCCAAATTTGCCCTACCTGTTTGACAGTTGCAAAAAATAAATATGTTTTTCTAGCCGTGCCTTTTAAGCCCCTAAAGAAGCCTTTTTGTTCTGGTGTAATATCTTCAGGAGTGGTTGCAGCTCCTTCTCTAAATATTTCATTTAAATCATCTAGTGGATTTGATTTAGTTCTTTCGCCTTCTTGTACTCCCCTATCAGATTCAGTAGTTGGTCTTCTATCTCTATCCACGCCTCGTTTGTCAGCTCTTGTAGGTCTTTCGGTAGACTCTCCCCTAGGAGAAGGTGTCTCCATGCTTTTTCTAGTTGTTTGCTGTTTAGTTTTAGTACCATCTGTTTTTTTCTCCTTTACAATATTTTTACCATATCCACCTTTTTCTTTTTTAGGTTCTATAATATTAACGTCATTGGTATTTAGACGTATTAAAGCATCTTGTTTAGATATAGCATCGCCTATCATATTACCTTGTATTGGTATTCTAACTAATTTTCCATCTTTAGTTCTTCCTTTGGGTAATGCACCTGTTTCAGTAAACGATACAATTAAAGGTTTTTTGTTAGCAACAGCTTTTGTTATTTCTGCTGGGTTTCCATACCTATATACATATTTTCTACCTTTTAGGTTATCAGCAAAAGATTCTTCTATACTTTTAGTTCTACTATCTACATCATCAAAAAATCGGTTTAATTTATTTTTTTCAGCTTGAGTTGCTAATTCTAAAGCTGTTTCTTCTTTTATTCTTTGTTGTTCGTTGGTTAACTCTTGCTTGGTTGGTTCTAGTCCAAAATCTAAAGCCATTTGTTTACGGCTTATTTCTTCAGGAGGACTCATAAATCTCTTTATACTGTCTTCCATAATTTTAAGTCTTTGCTCAACTTCTTCTATAACTTCAAGAGACTCTAGACCTTTTAGAGATGACTTTGGTATACCTAAAATACTAGCGGCTTTGTTTGCACTTGACCTACTTGGTGGTTTGCCAACACCTTCTGAGCTTTTCCATGTATTTGCTTTATCTATAGTATTTCTAACTGACTGTATTTTTGAGGGTAAGAAAGCATCTATATCCCCTTGCGTTAAAGCATTTTCTTCTATTTTATTATCTAAACCTACAACTCTTTCTCTTAGTTGATTAACTAAATCAAGGTACCCTGCTTTTTTAGGTGGTGTTACACCTAAACTAGTTAGCGCTGTTATTACTCTACTTTTACCTCTATTTATAGGCTCTCTTTTTAAATCACCTTTGTATATATCATTAACTAAAAAGTCTTTTGCTTTTACAAAAGATGTATCGACAGGAGCATTTTCAAACATGTCTATCTGCTCTGGAGTCTTTGGTTCAGGTGCTGCTTTCTTGCCTGTTTTTATTATTGTTTTTAAAAAGTCTTGTTCAGAAGCGGTTTCGATTTCTTTACCTGATGGCATTGTAAACCCTTGAGGGCTAGGTAAAAGAGGGGTTGGTTCAGGAGCAGGTAAAGCAAGTTGTTGCTCTTCAGGTTTAGTTTCGGCTTTTAGTTTAGCTTCTTCCTCTGCAATAGCTTTTTTAATACTTGGGTATTGGTTTATAGCACCTATAGGTGCGCCTAGTAAAGCAGCGCCCGCTGCTGTTTCTATATATTCTTTTACTGCACCTTCATCGGTAAGTGATAAACCAGCTTGCGCTCTTTCTAAAACAGTCTGCCCTAGTTCTTGTGGCACCTCAAATGCAATACCTTTACCAGCACCTTTCTTTAGACTTTCTTTTGTAATAGATAACGTTTTTTTGATACCTTCTTTTTTAGCTGTTTGTTTTGCAAATTCTTCTGAGACTGCTTCGGTTGCTGCTTTTTGTGCAGCTAGCCCTTCAAACCCAAGCATTTTTGCTATACCTGGGAAGAATCTAAGACCAAATAAATCTAATGCAGTTTGCCCTGCAGCACTCCCTAGCGCTGCATTAATGGAGGCATCTCTTTGTAATTCACCTGCGTCTACTCTAGCTTTATTTTCTTGCGCCTGTCTACCCAAGTTGGTAGTCAAATACTGACCTAGTAAAGTTATACCACCTGCCACAGTACCTGCGAGAGGGTTTATAAATTTAGTAGCAGCTACCGCTGCACCGGCTGCAGGGGCAATAAAACCTAATGATTGACCTGTTAATTGCCTAGCCCAATTAAAAAAGTCTTTTGGGCCTCGTATATCAAAAAAACCTGTTGTATCTCCTGCGCTTTCAGCTTCTTTTATTAAAGCATCTCTCGTTGAGTCGTCATTACTAATACCATATTTAAGAGCTTCAGGTAAATCACCAAGAGTAGTAAAACCCTCTGCAAAAGAAGATATAAGCCCCATTTGTTTTTTAGGGGTATCAACTGGCTCAACAACAGTAGTAGGACGAGTAGTAAGTGCTTCGGCTACTTTTGAGTAATCTACAGGGTCTTTTTCTCTTTTACCTAAAAGTTCACTCGCACCGACTTCAGGTAGTTCGTAGTACGACCCGTCAGGAAGTTGTATTCTCATTCTTCTCTATGAAAATCAAAAAGGCTTTTAGGGTTTCTATTTAACTTAGTTATCCCCCCTTTTTTCATACCTTCTGGCACTGGGAGGCCTAGCTGTACAAAAAGCGATTTATTCATACCTTGTAAATACTCTTTATATCTATTTAAGATAATATTTCTTTGGTCTTCTGGTACATCTACAAAAAGTTCAGGTTCATTTTCTAATTGTAATACTTTTAAAGACATTGCTTGATAAGTACTTACTGCATCTTGAGCAGCTTTGGTTGCAGCAATACCTTTATTCGTATCAATTTCGTATTTCTTTATAGCGGCAGTAAATGCATTTTGCACTTCTTGAGCTTTATTATTTAGGGTCGCAACGAGACGTGTCTTATTATCATCTGCGGCTAGAGTAGCTATCTTAAAGCCTAAATCTGCTTCGGCTACAGCTAGATTATCCTTTCTAGTCTGATATGCTTCTTTCAATCTTCTAGCTTCTTGCATATCACCTCTTTGTTGCGCATCCATCATACTATAAAGGTTACCCATAGCTTCACGCTTCATTCTTCTAATTTCTCTAGCTTCTTTCTTCTGGTCTTGGAACACACCTAGCGCTTTAGCAGCACCATTTACAAACCCTCCAAGAAGTCCTTGGCCTGGGTCTCCTGAAGCTATACCTATACCTAACGCAATAAGAGCATTTGGAACCGCTTGTAGTTCCGCTTGCCTAGCCTCATCTTCGATACCATCTATAAGACCTTTCATTTTTTCTGTGTAATCTACTTCTCTAAGGTCTTTAATTTCCTGCATGTACCCACCGAGAGTTTTATCCTTACCTAATTTAGGGAATCTATCCAAAATGTCTTTTTCTATTTGTTTATAATCTGTAGTGAGCGTACTAGTTGCAAATTCTTCAAAATTAAACTTTGGAGCTTTTTCTTTTGGTTCGTCTTTAGGTTTTTTTGTTTCTGGCGGCGCTGTTTCATCAGCTCTATTTGCTTGGTCTTTTGCTACTTCTTCAGTTATAGAAGGCGCTTTTCCTTCTTCATAAAGAGAAACTCGTCTTTCTTCAGCGGTGTTTCTTTGATTTATTAATGCTTGTTTTTCAGGACCGTCTTCCATATTTGCTATTTGTTCATCCATAGCCTTTATGTTTCTTGTAAGTGAATCGGCTTGACCAAAGTAAGGAAAATCTACAGCTATACCACCTCTAGGTTGTGAATCTAATTTTTCTCGTTGTTCTGATAATTGGCTTAAAAGGTTTTGTTTCATTAAAAAAGATGGGCTACCTGGATCAGGATCACCTAGTTCTGCTATTCTAGCTTCTAATACTTCAGTATCTGTATAATCATCAGGAGCTAAACCATACTCATCTTTTTCAGAAAACAATCTACTAAAAGGCATAAATTTACCAAGTCTTTTATAAAAAGGTAATTTATAGTCCTCTTCCTCTTTTAGTCTATCTTCACCAAATCCACCTCTATCAAAAGATACTCGACCACCTTCAAACATTCTAACAGCCGCAGGTACACCCATAGTTTCTTGTCCGCTTGGTTCTTCATAATTACCCTTCATTTGCATACCTGTAGGTACCCCAGATCGAGTTCCTTGAGATGCTATACCCGTCATAGGCATTTCGCCAGGAGCAGAGCGACCTACGTTTTCTACCGCAGTTGCTTCTTTTATTGTTCTTTCAGCGACAGTTTCTTGTGGTGTTTGTTGTGATGCTATACCAGCAAATTGTTTTTCCATAGAAGTTCTACGGCTTAGTTCACTAACCACTAAATATTGAGGGTAATTACCTGAAGGCATAGTTGCTTCTTTAATTAAAAAATCTTTTGGTACACCCTTTAAATATTCTGAAATCTGTAATATATTCATTTATCTTGCTCCTAAATATGCACCCAAACCTGCGACACCTAAACCTAACATTTGCTGGAATGGGCTTGGAGGTGTTTGATATGCTTGCGTTGTTACAGGAGATACAGGGCCTAATCCTCTAATAGCAGATGAGTAAGCCGCTAGCTGTTGATATGGATAATCTTGTTGTCTTAAGAAATCTTTATATCGTAAATCTAACAATCTTTGTGCTTCTGCTTGTTCTAGTGTACCTGCTCTTTCTAGTGCTTGTAATCTTTGAATCTCTGCTTGTTGTTGCGCTCCACCTATCGCTGCAAGTTGACCTGCACCTGCTAATTTAGCTTGTCTATCTCTCTCAAATTGTTGTTGAGCATTTTGAAACGCTGCTTCACTACCTCTAGCTTGTATATCTGATAATCTTTGGCCTAAGTTAGCAATTTCTTGAGATTCGATTAACCCTTGTCTTGAACCTCCAAACGCACCTGCTCTTGCAGCTTGTGATCTAATTTGTTGTAGCGCTTGTTGGCCTTCTGTTGTAGCTTTTCTTTTTGCAATATCTGTTACGGCTTGTTGATAAGGTGACATATAAACTTGAGCTTGTGGTGTACCAAACTCTTGTGTGCCTTGCAATGCAGCTAGTCCAGCAGCGGGGTAGTATTGTGATGGCCCCATTGCTTTTGTTTGCTCTAACGCACTTATTTGTGCATCAGACATCCCTGCAATTCTTTCTCCTCTATATGGAGTGTACTGTCTAGCAGATAATCTTTGCGCTTGTTGTGCTATATCTTCAGCATAAGGAACAAGAGACTCTGGCATTTGCACTTGGTATGCAGTTTGCTGTGTAGGCGCTCCTCCGCCACCTCCGCCACTTCCACCATAGAAGCAAAAAAAGTTTTCCTGTAACCACCTTATACTAAAAATTTTAAAAATTAACATACTTTCCATAGTTATTTCCTTAACCAACGACAGTCATTTTTATGCATTTCTAATATTATCAAATCGCCACCATTTTCATGCATATTTTTCCATCGAGTTTTTTCTCTAAACCCTAATTTTAAATCAAAATTTAACGCATGTACATTCATGCTATTAATAACACCAATAAGCAAATCGACATGCAAAACATTAAAAGGAAAGTCAAAAGCAGCATACAATAACTGTCTCGGTCTTGTTTCATATCCTCTAATGCTAGCAATATGCATTTGAACGCTTCTACCAAGAAAGTTGTTGTAGCCAACAACCCATCTAATGTAACCTTTTTTGTCCAACCAAACCAGAGTTTTAAGGTCCGGAGTGTATTGAACACCTGCTTCTTCATATAAAATCTTCTCTGCCGCTAAACGGTCTTCTTTCCTCCTTGGTATTATGACCATACTATGCTGGCATGAACTCCTCTGCTTCTATTTCTGGTGGTTGAGTCTTTTTACCTGTCCTTGCCATTCTAACTCTATCCATCATTTCATATAATTTAGAAGCACCAGCATTGCTAGAACCATTACCTAAACCTGCTACTACATCAGCGGGTACAATAAATTCATCTTTAGATAATGCTACTTCTTGTTCGTTTTCAATATCTCCATAAACTTCATCTGACATTCCATCACCATCGCCCTCTACTTGGCCTTCTGTTTGAGGTAGTGAATCTGTTTGAGGTAGTGAAGCTACACCACCTTCTTGAAACTTAATTGGTCTTGTGCCATATCTAAACTGACCTTTACCACTACTATCGCTATATGGGTTATAGCCAGGTACTGTGTATCGTGTTTCTCTTGTGTAAATTGGCTCACCACTCCCTGTATAACCACTAATAACATCTCTAAAAACTCTATTACTTTGCCCAGGAATATTTGCCCGTTCACCTAATTCACTAAAAGATGTATATTTAGTGTAGGGTTTAAAAGTGCTAGTGCTTCTACTACCTGATGCTTTTTTTGTATCTGCGATAACATTTGGGCTACCTGTAACTTGTTCGCCTGAACCTGTACCTGCACCTATACCTACACTTGGAGCGGAACCTGTTCCTACTGGGCTTTGATAATCTTGCGGTACAAAACTTCTATAATCATATCCACGAATGTTTGGATTAAATACATCATACCCAAATTCTGTAGTGTTAACAGGTCTTGCGGCTGGCATAGCACCCATACCATATCTAGCTCCACCTAAAATACCAGGAGCAAACGACATTAAATTACCCTGAAATGCGCTAGCTGGAACGTTTTCCATAAAAACAGGGGAAGGGCTACTTGGTAGTATATCTTGTACTGTAGTTGTTTGTATTTCTTCAGGCATTGGAGCTGCTATACCTACATTTTCTACAGGTGCTGGCGGTTCTCCCAAGCCTAATTCGCTTGGGCTAGGTGGAGGGGCTAACGCAGGGGCAGCATCAACAATACCGCCTTCTTGCATTTGTTTTATATGTCCACCTTCTTTAGCGTATAAGCCATATCCTGGGCCAAAATAACCATACTCACCACTACCATAACCTGCACCTGGGTAAGAGACAGGATCGCTATATGGTCTAGCTAATTCAATTTCTTTTCTTCTCCTTCTTCTAATCGCTTCTTGTTCTTCTGGTGACCTACCCATCATTGTACCAGCCGTAGCTGCTAAAGCACCTGGGACTACATTTCCATAACCACCTAATCTATCAATAATTCCAGGGCCTTGTGGAGCAGTAGTAACTGTATCACCTACAGTATAAAGTGGTTTTTCTGCCGCTAAACCAAATGAAGCTGCCGAGCTAGGATTTGATGGGTTATAAGTATTAACTTGGTTTATAGCATCAGCACCAGTCTCTCTTACTACTTGTGTTTTTGTTGGGTCGGTAGTGACTGTTTGATCTGCGCCTTTCATAGCTTGACCTGCTTTAGATGCTAGACCATATGTTAGACCTGCGGTTAGTCCTGATGAAAGAGCTTCTTGTTTATTAGCACCGGTAAGTAAACCACCTATAGCTGTACCTGCACCAGCCATGATTGCTCTACCTGCTGTTCCGCCTAAAAATTGTGTTAGACCGCTTCCTGCTCCTAACCCCGTTGCTATTTTAGGGGCAAAATAAGGCATTGCAATTGATAGTCCTATTGGCGCTGCAAACTTTAAAAAGTCTTTAAATTTAAACATCTCAGGTAATCCTGTTTCAGGATTGTTTGTTATACCGCCTGGGATTAAAGATGCTATACCTGCAACTTCTTCGGGTGCCATATGCACGAGCATACTGTCGCCATATCTACCTTTACTTGCTAATTCTTGTGCTGTTTTATCCATTACGCTACCTTTAGTGTGCCACTATCATTGTAGATTGTACCTGCAGCTAATCCTGACGCTGACGTGGGTAAGTTAG